TTTGTGTTATCAGACATTTGTCGATCCGTAAGCTGAGCTTGTTAATGCTTGTATTGCTACCGCATTTGATTTTAATGTAATATTACCTAAACTATTGATGAGAGAAGATGTAATGGACGGAACTATGTCAATATTATCGATAGTTGCACCGCTTATAAAGATTTCGTCAGGGCCTGCTGTGATTTCAAATAAACCCCCAAACGACAATGTGCTACCCGATGGTACTATAACAAAATTGACTATGTTGGGGCTAAGTTGATTTGTGACATACGCGGCCATTTCTGTAAAATAAAATGTATCTCCGAATTCCCAGTTACCCAGTGCAAAAAAGTTATTGATGGCGGCTAGTATCTGTGTCTTGACATCATTATCGGATATCACCATTGATGAATTAACGATCACTTTGAATTGTGCTTGCAAATTCTTTTCAGCAGTTGCGCCAAACAGCACTTTGTATTTCACAGGATGATAAATTATTTCGTCAGATATAGATTTAATTAGATTCAATTTGGGCGCAATTAAATTATTCAATTCGTCACTGCTTGGTGGCAAAGGTTTAGCTGTTATTACACCAGTCAACCATTGTCTAAATAAGGTATCATAACTATTTGTCAACACAAATACATCCATAATATTACTAACTCCTGGATCTATTCTGTGTGTGTCGCTGGCGTTATGTGTATATTGAAATTTTAATTTATCTCTACCTAAAAATACTCTATAATCTAAACTTGGCGTTAATTCAGAAGTAGCACTAGTTAATTTTGCCACTGTATCAATATCTATAAAATAAAAATATTGCCCGTCAACATATTGCGAAAATGTTTTAGGTTGGGTTGGCAAAATAACCACTATACTATTAGAGTTGGCAACATATCTATAATCCTCTTGGCCCGTTTCAACTTGGTATTTTTCTAATACAACAAAGTAAGAAGATAGCAGTGCGCTGGCCGCTGGTATTGCAACATTGTCAAAAGTTTCAGGATCCGTTACCACACCTGTATTGTTCTTATCGCTAAATGTAACCACAAGTTTTTTAGTATCGATGTATCCATCTAAACCAATATACTGACTCACTACTTTTAAATTTTGATCAAATGTAAACGGTTCGGACAAGCCCGGCTGGGTATTGATACTTAAAATATTAATCGAATCAGTTAATAATTTTCCAGAAACATTGTCGTAAACACGCTCTGTACTATCAAAATAAAATCTTATTTGGAGGTTACTTTCAAATATATAACGTAATTTTCTTGTTGTTATGGTATATGTTACAGTATCTGTGACAAATAATAATAACCAGCTGGAATCCAATAACAAGTTGCTAGTGTCGCCTGTTTTATTCAGACTGAAATCATCTGTTGAATTTAAATTTGACTGGAAAATAATTTGCCATGACTGAGTGTTTATATCAAAACGCAGGCCGAATGGAAGGTTACTTGTGATAAGATCAATCATTGTTGTGATAACTGACTTGTCTATCACTGTTCGCCATACCGGAATAACACGAGTGGCAATTGCTTTACTTGGTATTATGTCATTTAATGATACTGGGCCTTCGCCTGATATTAAAATTCCTGTTCCGGCCGAAGTGCCGTCGCCAATTAAAGAAACAATCTCGGCCCATATATAACTACTGGTGTTTGCTTTGACAGGAATTGTTTTAGGTATTAACGCATTATTATTAGATCTGTCAAACACTTGTGCCGCACCGCTTGCAGACAGCGGAGCTTCAAATTTTATCAGTGACCCAACACCTGCATACTTTAAGGCAGTGGTCGTAAAACTGGAAACCAAATACGGCTTGCCGTCTGTGGTTGATCCAAAGTAGCCGCTTGAAAAATTAGTATTATCAACAGTATTATACCATGCAATATCCAGTAAAGTGGTACTGATTTTTGTGAACTTTGAATAATAGAAATTTCTTAAATTTGCATCTTTTAACAGGTCAAACACAATGTTATAAACTACTGCCTGTGCGTCTGTTTTGCTGGCGTAGGTAAACGTAGTATCTGTTGAATAGGTGTCCTGATAAAGGATACCGTCGTCTGCAAACAAATTAGTTTTGCTATATTTGCCTGTAGGGTCAATTAAATCAAGATATCTACTAACACCACTTGAACTTCTGTTAACAGCTTTAATTTTTATAATTTCTTGACTTACTGCAAGAGGACTGATATTATAATCCTCGCCTGTGATCATTCTGTTTTGTGTGTAATAAGTTGCGGGCGCATTGGCTTTTACATTGTCGTTACTTTCAGTGGGTGCGCTGTTGTCTACACTTGTTTGTAATGACAATGTGAGTGTGAGTTGTTCTTGTTGACCGGTGTTTGAAAAATAAGGTATGGTCATTGTAACCCCGCGGATATCTTGAGGGTTAATAGTATACGATAGTCCGTTGCTGATACGATAGTACACATTAAATGTGCCTAACGGAAGTGTTCCAAAAATTCCGTCACTAAACGACAATGCCACACGGTCGCCGGCTCTTGTGATAACTTTATAGATATTTTTAATTGATTTATTTAAACTGTTATAGATAATATTATTACCTACTAAATTAGGAACAGGAGTCCACAATTCCGATTCGATACCAGATTGGTCTATCTTGTATAACCATAAATCAGTATCATTGATATCGGGAGAATCTAATTCAACAATTTCATTAGTACTCGGTTGATTAATTGTAAAGTTGCCTTGATTTAATGTGCCTTGCACAAAATTAAAGAAAAATCCAGTATTAATACTGGCCGCGCCTTGGCCATCATTTTTATAGACACATGCCATACGATTGGCAATCTTGGGAGATTCTTCGTAAATGTATCCTTGGCCAGCAAACGTGGTACTGGTAACTTCAAAATCCATCTTGGAGCCGTTGACTGTCTTGCTAAAGCCGTAGATAGGAACTGCGGAGTTTGCTCCGTTGAATTTGTATTGTTCAGTTGGCGTGTTATAAACTGTTGCGCTGTCGCTTGGATTTCCAAATTGCTGGGATGCTGGGAACGCGGCATTCATAACTGCAATAAATTGATCGTACCAGTTGGCATTGGAGCTGTCATTCCAGCTGATGATTTGATTAGCAATATTACGGCCATTTGAATCCAATATGTTTTGTGTGGATTGCACTGCCACTACTTTTAGTAGTCCGTTTGATGCTTGATTACGTTTGGCATTATAGCTCAACATACGTGCAAGACGTAGCACACTGTCTCGGCGATCTGCTAGCTCTAAGAAGTTTTCACGAGCATTTAAGTCAACACGGAAAGCTATACTTTGGCCCAAATAGGCAATAAGGTCAATTAAGGCAAGATATTCACTTGATTCAATGTAATCGTTAAAATCTTCTGGAAAGTTCTGGCGCAGATAGTCAATCATGCTCCTACGAATATTTTCAAAATCGTAACTTTGGAAATCGGCATTACGAAAAGACTGGTATACTTTTCTCCAGTCTTTAGCGATCAATAACCTATTTTGTCTATCAGTTGCACTCATAATCTATCCTATTATCAATATTTATTGAATTCTAATATGTACGTATATTAAGACGAAAGCAGTCCTGCCGACTGGTCAAATCGTAATTGCATACTCTGTTGGATGTTGTAGGGCAGGTATTTTAAGATACACTCAATTTGAATTCCACTCTCATATGTTGTGACTATGACATTTTGTGCAACCAATCTAGGATCATAATTTATAATTTCGTTAACGTTGTTTACTATGCTTTCTTTAAGTTCTTCAGTCATTGGCTCAAACAACATGTCCCAAATTATGGTTCCAAATTGCGGATTCATCAGTCGTTCGCCTCTGCGGGTGTGAAAGTGATTTAAAAGATCCTGTTTGATCAATTCTAAATCATACAGCACAAATCCCTCAGAGCTAGTATTGACTGTGCTAAATCCCTTGTATGCCTGTGGAATTGGGTCTACCACCGTTGGCACTGCGGGTACTGTGATCCTATCGTATAAAGTCGATGCCATATGTTATCCTTTGTTTTGTTTAAATGTATCGTCGGGTGACGTATACAATGTCCACTTGTCCGGCGCAGTGGCCGCAGTACTTGTGGTAATATCTGTTTTTGTAGGAACAAAGTCAGCAGGATTTAAATTCTCATGCAACGGCCAGGGTTCGTGTGTAGGAACTCTTAACAAAATAGATTCCAAAGTGGTACCATTTGTTTCTGTAAGATTAGAATATGTTACTAATGATTTTGCTTTTAGTGCATCTGGGCCGTTCATATGAATTTTCTTAGCCTGTTCTATATACTCTCCAGTTGTGGAAATATAAGAGTTTCCTGTTGTGGTAATTTTTGTATTTGCATTAGAAATAACTTCAAAGTCTTTGACACTTTCAAGGTGTATTTTTTCCAATGCTTTAAGATTAATATTACGACCGGCTTCTAAATTAAGATCTCGATCAGCACGTATATTCAAATCATTTTTAGTATGAATACTGATGCTGTCTTCAGCAAATATATCTATTTTGCCATTGCTAGTCAATTCAATCCATGTTGTGCCGCTGGCATTGCCAATATAAATTAAATCTTCACTGTTGTGTAAAAGTATTTGATGTCCTGTACGTGTACGGATTCTTACCAGTTCGTTGTGAGGAATATTAGTGCCACCCACTTTTGTATAATCCGGGGGCCCGTCCTTTGCAGGTGTCTTGCGTGAATACTTGTTGTCTCCGTCATCCATAACAAATTGACTGCCGCCCAGTCTGTTGACATAGGCCATTGTTTGCTCGTCAGGAGTTCCTATATTTTTCTTGGAGCTTTTCTCGTCTAGTGGGCCAGCAGTACTGATACCAAACACGCGACTAGGAGTTTCTCTTCTTGCGCCGCTGGAGGTAATTCCTCGAGTGTCGTCTTTTAACAATCCCTGTATTTCAAAAATATCTGCAAGGGTATGAACTGGTTTGACAGCATCTGTTGCGGGCTTTCCTGGTTGTGTGTTATTTGCATTTAATTCTCCTACTGGAAGGCGCTCAGCAGGACGCAACCAGTTGGCAGTAGTAGCGGGAATTCCAGGAACTGAAAAGTTTTTATATCTATCAGGAATAGAAGCTATCCAGTATGCATTTTTAATGTTGCCTTCAACAAGTATAACAAGGCCTTGCACACCCACATCCGGTGCTGGAGTCCACATGCCGTTGGATTTTTGAGTGTCTGCAAATGAGTTTGAATTACCGTTGTGTTTTTTATCAGTGTTGCTCCAGTAAGGAGTTGTGAATTTTGCATTGGTGGCGTTCCATACAACTGGTTCGTTGCCAGAGCCTTCATGTAACAGTTCAACCCATACTGATCCCAAATAGTCTGCATCCACATTGCTTACCACTCTTGCCAAGAACGGACCTGATGAGTTTGATTCAAGTGGAGTTGATTCTTTACGGCGTTGTACAATTTTATCGTGTTGCGACATTAGTTATTACCTTAGGTTGTAGGTTTCTTGTCTTTGGCTACGAACTGATAAACCGCTTCGCCAGCTTCGTTTCTAACCATTTGTCTGCGGGTACCTTTTATGGTCTGGGTAAATTCGCCGTCTCTAAATCTATGTGTTACTGAGCCCAATCTAAACAAGCCGCTGAATTCACCAACAGCTTTGGTTGCCATAGTCAGCAATCCTGTGCTAGGATTGATATCTGTTGGAGTTCTAAAATTAATTGCAATGTCAACTTCACCGCTTTGATAATTGATACTACCGTCAGCGTTGATATTCATTTGCCCAACCACAGGAGGGCTATTGAAATTTCCCATGCCGTTACTGGTCATATAGTACGGATCGCCTACTATGTCCATTTCAAGTTCTTGCAAGTCAGCGCCAAAGGTCAACGCTTCGTGTACCCACTTGACTTGCTGTTGGGCTGTTGTATCATCTCCGCCTGATCCGCCGCGATAGTTAAAGGCAGTTTTTACAGAATTCCAAATTTCTGTATAGTTTAAACCAAGGCCAGGTTCTTTAGAAGCTCCGCCTGGTCTAGGCGCAGGCACTGTTATTTTCCCTTTAGCTAGATCATTTTGTTCAGCTGTTTTGCTATTGGTTGTGCTATTGCCGTTGTCAACTGGGTTTGAAACGTTGAAAGAATTATTAAACTTAATATCTAATTTTAAAATATCTTGATTTTTTCCGGTGTATATGTAATTATACACTTTTACACACTGGGCCAACATTGATTTAAATGAAGTACTTGCCATGCCAGCAACGGGTACCGATGTTTCATGTACAAGGTACGGCACCACTTTAAACACCAGTAGTTCAGGTTTCTTTTTAGTTTTTGCATCCAGTTGCGGAGAATCAATGTGATACAATGCAGTTTCAATGCGCCACCATTTTTTCATTTTGGTACCGTCTTTTGGCTTGTCTGAAATACATTTAAGAGCATAGTCGCTGGACATTATGACTTGATTGATGGCATTTACCACAGTTGTGGTTTGTTTAAAACTGTAGTTACTGACTTTGGGATTTTTAGAAATTTTAGCAGGATCAATTTTTCCAGTCGCTGAATCAATGATTATGCTGTCTTGTTGCAGTGTACTCTGTGCCCAGCGTTCTGGTCCAAATCCCAGAGATGATGCGCCTATTTCATTAACTGACGATTCTATCAGTGTGCTATTGATTGAGCTTCGAGATACATTTAACTTTGCATTGGTAGTTGCATCATCAACCGCGGCTTTCTCAGCCGCTGGCTTAGCACGTTCTCTTTCGTCCTCGCCTTTGGGAGAAGCTGTTAGCGTTTCGTTAGCAGAAGATTTTGGAAATATAATTAATATTTCTTGTGCTGGAATTGCTAAATCATTTTTTTTTGCTATTTCTCTATAACCAGCGTTGATTGCAGATTGCAAACTGTACGGACCGGTTTGTAATATTTCTTGCACTGTACTGCCAGCAATTGCCATATCAGTAGTAATTGTATTATTGTTTGAAAACAACGGTACTTGTCCAGCAGGAGTTGCTTTTATATTATAAACTGCGCCGGCGTTGGTTACTTGCATGGTCAAGTCGTTGATGATAAATGGTATCATCTTGGTAGTGTTAGGAGCAGACGTCATATTACCATTTTGATCTACTCCTTTAAATTCTATTTTTAGCAAAAACGTGGCCGCACTGTAGGTAGAATATTTGTACTTTTTACATGCAGTATTCAATGCCACTGGAAACATTCCAATACTAAACGGTTCGCTTATCACCATGTTTATACTAGTTGCATTTGTATTGCCAGTACCCAGCTCAAATCCATAGGTACTTTCAATTTCTACACTGTCAATAAAAAAATCAAATCTACCGTAGAATGTCTTGATACGATTATTGGGATTTCCTCCGGCAGTTTTTAAAATTATTGGAAGTTTTCCACTGGCCAAATATGTAGTATTTGGACTGTTTAAATCGTCCGAGCTCAACGCGGCTATGGTAAAAATTTGTGTATAGCTTGCATATTTGCTTAACGGATTTGCCAGCGGCAGTTTAAACTGACTGCTTGAAGAACTGCCAAGTAGTTTGGATATGCCGCCACCCAGTGCCAATACTCCTGGAACTACCGCAGGTGCTGGAGCGGCTGGCACTTGTGTTGGAGTAGCCGCACGGGACGTGTTTTCTATATCGCCATTGGCCATATTAAATTCCTAAAATCTCTGATAGGCTACTGTTTTTTGGAATATAAATTTGTTTGCCTGCAACAAAATCAAATATTGGATCCTGTATCACATCCATATTGCGTTGTGTGAATACCCACCATAATCCTGAATCACCATACAAGTCAAACGCCAGCAAATCAGGTCTCAAATTGTATTGCGGTTGTATTGTGTACAAAAAATCATCCGATGCAATACTAACAGACCGTATTGTAAAGATATCCAAATAGTCTCTTGTGATTGGAGTAGTAGCCCATGGGCTACGGTCATTGTATGTTGCGGCCATATTATACAAATCCTGTTGAGCCGGACATATATCCTCCGGTTACAAATTGGTCTAAACTAAACTTGCGTACTGTTGTTCTGCTGTAAGACGGTTTCAATGTGACTGTAAAAGTACTTTTTGTTGGCACATGAGTTACTCCACCGCTGGTTGATCCGCCTACTCCAAAAGCTCCTAGCAGTCCTGCCACTTGGCCTATAGTTCCTGATAAGTCACTAACTGCATCTAATCCAAAACTATCACTTAGACTGCCCAGCGTATCGGCCACACCTGCGATAGCACTGGCAGCACTACCGACCACATTGCAACCAATATAATCACAGTCTTTTTCTAGTGCAACTGTGAACCCAGTGATGACTACTGGAACATTTTTAAAAACAAAATTACCGTATGCATTTAAATTTACAATAGGTGGAGGATTTCCCGCTTTCGGATCATTTCCGCTGAACATTTTTGATGTAGCTCTTAAATAATGCAACATGGCAATCCAATACAATGCCTGGGCACTGTCTTCGCAATACATCGGAGCCACAATACTAATTGAGCCAGGATCACTATTTTTATATGCGTTGAACGCATAGTTATTATGTACCGGAGATACACCGTTATAGTTGGTGGATTGTGTTATTGTGATTGCAGGAGTATAAGGAAAAATACATCCACCTGCTTCAGTCAATGGTTTAAGTACAGGACTTTTTCTAAAGGAAGGCCACTTGGGTAAACTCAGTCGAACACGCCAGTCATTACCTGGTGCATCGCCTCCACCAAACGTTGCTATTGCACTCATGATGTCACCCACTGCTTCGCCTGCGGTTGGTAATCCAATTGCTCTGAGATTGTCAACAGCACCCAAATCGGCAAAGCTACCCGCAGTCGAGGCAATGGTGTTTACTGCGTTATTGGCGGCTGATATTGCACCAAACACGCTGGTTGCCGCGCCTATAGTTTGGTTGACGCCTTGTACTGAATTGAATAGACCCATAATATTTGGTTCTCCTGATACTCTATTTATTTGACTTTAATCTGTGCGTAGTTTATAATTTACTTTACGAGGACTCTTTAATGACAGCAAAAATCAATTACTTGAACAACAAAGATATGCTTTTGGAAATACATAGATCTAAAAGCAGTTATTGTAGTTTTACCGATCCAAAGTTTCATCAATATGACTTAATTATACCCAGCACAGACAAGGTAAACATACGCACAGTTGCCGAGGCCAAACGCAATCAAGCCAAACGTATTGGAGATGCTGAGTATCAAAGGCGCAAAAAACTAGGTGAAAAAGTCAAACAAGCAGACTGCGAAGTAGACTATAAAAAAATTCAAAAGCTGGATTTGGTATTCAGGGTTATGACTTTTGACCATATTCCTCTGAACAGCACACGTAAGAAAAATCCCAAAAGTCTAGCTGACCACAGAGACAAGGTGAACTTTCCACCGTTCCAACATTGGAAGTTCAATGATACAGACGAACTAGTTTGTGTGGGTAAAAGCCACTGGAAGGGCACATTGGACAAGGGCCACTTTGATAAAGATGCTGGACAAATTACACCTACACTGGCCCGCATGATGATTAAACTGTGTGAACGATATGCTACCCGTGGCAACGTTCGTGGCTATACTTACAATGACGAAATGCGGGGACAAGCTATTTTACAGCTAACACAAGTGGGCTTGCAGTTTGATGAAAGCAAGAGTGACAATCCGTTTGCTTATTTTACTGCGGCTGTGACCAACAGCTTTGTTCGTGTTATCAACATTGAAAAACGCAACCAAAACATCCGCGATGATATACTAGAAATGAATGGTATGAATCCATCATACTCACGTACCGGCGCTGGAGAACATGCGGCCGCACTTAAACGTCATGCAGAGGACACAACTAATGAATCAACCAATGACACACCAACTGTTTAAAAAAGTTGCCTGTTTCACAGACATTCACTTTGGATTAAAATCCAACAGCAGTGTACATAACCAAGACTGCGAAGATTTTGTGGATTGGTATATTGCCAAAGCAAAAGAGGAAGGGTGTGATGTTGGCATCTTTATGGGAGATTGGCATCACAATCGCAACAGTCTTAATATTACTACTATGGACTATAGCCTTAGAGCCCTTGAAAAACTGGGACAGGCTTTCGATAAGTTTTATTTCTTTCCTGGCAACCATGATCTTTATTACAAAGACAAGCGGGACATCCACAGCGTTGAATTCGGAAAGTATATTCCTGGCATCACTGTGGTACATGAGCCCGTTACTATTGGTGACGTTACTTTATGTCCTTGGCTCGTTGGGGACGAATGGCGAAGCATAGGCAAGAAAGGCGGCAAGTATATCTTTGGTCACTTTGAATTGCCCAGCTTCTTTATGAACGCAATGGTACAGATGCCGGATCACGGTGAGATTGCACTGGATAGTTTTAAAGGTTATGAGCTGGGATTTAGCGGACATTTCCACAAACGTCAGCAACAAAAGAACATGATTTACATTGGCAATGCTTTCCCGCACAACTATGCAGACACATGGGATGATGACAGAGGCATGATGATACTGGAGTGGGACGGCGAACCTCAATATCACAGCTGGCCTAATCAACCTACGTTTCGTACAGTTACACTGAGTCGTTTGATTGATGAAGCTGATACCATTATCAAACCCAAACAACATTTACGTGTTGCACTGGATATTGATATCAGCTACGAAGAAGCTAGTTTTATTAAAGAAAAGTTTATTACAGATTATGCTATTCGTGAACTTACTTTGATTACAGAACGCAAAGAAGTTGAAATGAATACCAATATAGATATCCAGTCGTTTGAATCCGTAGACCAGATTGTCTCCAATCAGATTGTAAACATTGACTCAGACACATATAATAAGAATACCTTGCTGGAAATTTATAATAGCCTATGATAAAGATTAAAGAATTAACTGTTAAAAACTTCATGAGTGTGGGCAATCAAACTCAAGGAGTTGCTTTTGACAAAGCCAACCTAACACTTGTGCTGGGTGAGAACTTGGATCAAGGTGGTGATGACAGTGGTAGCCGTAATGGTACTGGAAAAACAACCATTGTGAATGCACTGAGTTTTGCCCTGTTTGGTAATGCTCTTACCAACATTAAAAAAGACAATCTTATCAACAAGATCAACAACAAAAATATGTTGGTCACATTGAGCTTTGAAAAGAATGACATCAACTATCGCATCGAGCGTGGGCGCAAACCTACACTCATGCGTTTCTTTGTGGATGATCACGAACAACACGCAGAAGAAACAGATGACGCACAGGGCGACATGCGTGAAACACAGAAAGACTTAGATGACTTGCTGGGCATGAGTCATGACATGTTCAAGCATATCGTTGCGCTTAACACTTATACAGAGCCGTTCTTAAGTATGCGGGCCAATGACCAACGTGCTATTATTGAGCAGTTATTGGGCATTACAATTCTTAGTGAAAAAGCAGAAACACTCAAAGAACTAATTAGAACAACCAAAGATCAAGTGCTACAAGAAAGCGCAGATATAGAGGCCGCTAAAAAGTCCAATGAGAAAATTCAGCTTAGTGTTGACAGTTTAATCACAAGACAAAATGCTTGGAATACTCAACACGAAGCAGATATCGAAAAAACTGCACGGGCTATTATTGAACTTGAAAGTGTGGACATTGAAGCTGAGCTTGCCGAGCACAGCGAGCTAAAACTTTTTGAAGAAAAGACTGCCAAGCTGAAAAGTCTCGCTAAGGAGCGGGCAACGCTAGACAGCGCAACAGCGCAAGCGGAGCGAAGCGTAAAAAAATACGCTGACGAGCTTGCTAAGTTGAAGGACAAAAAATGCCACGCTTGTGAACAAGAACTGCATGATCACAAACATGAAGAAATGAGCGCCACTGCTCAACAGCACTTGGCGGAAGCCAACCGATACAACAACAAAGTGGCCGCGGACCTTGCTAAAATCATGAAAGAGATCGCCGCTATTGGCGAAGTTGCTGGGCGTCCCAATACCTATTATGATACTGTAGAGGCCGCACTGAAACATCAGAACAATTTGAAAACTCTTGAAACACAATTGACTGTGAAAGCAGGCGAAGCGGATCCTTATCAGGAGCAAATTGACGAACTGCGTCACACGGCCATGCAGGAAATCTCATGGGACACAGTCAACACTCTCAACACACTAAAAGACCATCAGGAGTTTTTGTTAAAACTATTGACCAGCAAAGATTCGTTTATACGCAAAAAGATCATAGATCAAAACCTAGCTTATCTCAACAATCGCTTAACGTATTATCTTGACAAGATGGGATTGCCGCACACAGTGGTATTCCAAAATGACTTGACCGTTGAGATAACACAGCTGGGGCAAGACTTGGATTTTGACAATCTAAGTCGAGGAGAGCGTAACAGACTTATATTGGGTTTGAGTTGGAGTTTCCGTGACGTGTGGGAAAGTCTATATCAGCAGATCAACCTGTTGTTTGTGGACGAATTAATCGACAACGGCCTGGATGCGTCGGGTGTTGAAGGTGCGTTGGCAGTGCTTAAAAAGATGAGCCGTGAACGCAAAAAGAACATCTTCTTGATCAGTCACAAGGATGAATTGATTGGGCGGGTAAACAACGTGCTTAAAGTCATTAAAGAAAATGGCTTTACCAGCTACGCAAATGATTTAGAGGTAACAGAATAATGAATATGGATCAAGCCGCTGTCTGGTTAAGCGCCAGTATTTTAATAATGTTGGGTTTTGTAATTGTGGTAGCTGGTGCTGTTGTTATCAACAATATCATACATAGATTCTGGAAACCCATACGTATTTTTACATCGGACAGTTGGAATCTAAACCCTCCCATACAGTATCCGTCACAAGAAGATCCGGTGCTGACCAAGGAACAACCTAACAAATGATTCCACAGGATGAAGAACTACACTCGCAGATCATGCGGGCGTTTAATGAGTACTTCAAAGCAAATCAGCGTTGGATCAATCGAGGCACACGCCGTGCTGGGGAACAAACACGATACTGGTTAGCCCAGATTCGTATCCTGTCACGTGAAAGGCGAAAACTAATACAAGACTGGCGTCACGCAGTGGACGCTACAAAGGCTCAAAAGAAGCAGGGGACCGGAGACGCAGACACTAACTAGTGTATGTCTTGGACTTATGAAAATACTTTAATAGAAATCCTGCCCGAAGAATGTGTGGGTTTCGTATATCTCATAACCAACACAATCTCTGGACGCATGTATATAGGCAAAAAATTAGCCAAGTTCGCCAAAACATCCTACCGGGTGGTCAAGCTCAAGAACGGAACTAAGAAAAAAAAGAAAATACGGTCAAAAATTGATTCGGATTGGCGTGATTATTACGGTTCAAATCTAGAATTAAATGTGGACGTATTGAAATTAGGCAAAGAAAACTTCACTCGAGAAATCCTATACTACTGCACATCCAAGGCGCAATGCTCTTACTTCGAGGCCAGAGAACAATTCACCCGCAAAGTTCTAGAATCAAAAGACTATTATAACGGCCAGATATCTGTCCGTGTGCATGGTTCACACATACTCAAAGGCCAATAATTCAGGCTGTTTAACTGCCAAATAAGCCCGCACAGGCGACCATATTGTGCCCTTACAGCTGGATCACGGATCGCAGTGAATGGAATTCCTTACCTTGGCGGAAGGGTTTAAAATCACTATCGTAACAGACGCGGATTGGATATGCCTATAACCAGTTTGATTTTAAAGAGAAAATATTTAGAAAGGCTAAAAGAGGGAGAAATACCCGCGGCTATTGGCATGTTAACGTATGCTCATAGACCTGCCGTTGTAATTAAGACTCAGCTCGTGGTACCGGACAACCGCCACTGTAATGCTGTAACGTTAAGTGAACTGCTCAACTCAGATAATGTTCATTTTTAGCCCGTCAGGGCTAAGTGTGACTACACAATCTAGATAATATTTACAGTGCTTCGCACTTGATTACTACACAGTAAGAAACAGAAAAAGCTCGAGCGAAAGCGAAGAGCAGATGTACGCAGTACATCTTTCAATACTATAAATAACATATCATGAAGATTTTAGACATAATAACTGAAGCCGCAACACCTGTTACTGCTGAAGCAGTGGCACTGGCTTGGATAACAGCAAACCCTGACCAAGCTGATGCACATCGGGCGGCACTAGAAAAGAAATGGACTGCTGGCAACAGTGCCATGCGATTTTTTAAAACCACTAATATATGGTTGCCTACTATAGAAGCTGGTGCCAAAGTATATGCTTTGGAACAAATTGCTGGACAGCCCCTTGCACAATTCAAACAAGGCTATCCTGAGTTTGCCAGCTACACAGAAGAGCAAAAAGCAATATGGATCAGCAAGGCAAGAGATGAAATATTTGGCATATGGGTCGCTCAGTATGCCACACAAGCTCTGATACGATTTGCATTTGGATCTGCTTCATTACTGGGAACATTTTTACGCACATTTGGCGGAGCGGCTGGCACTGTCATTACTAAAAAACCTGGCATTGCCGGTAAATTGATTGAAGAAGGTATAGTTGCGGCCGCACAGGTATTTCTATCAAGCCCGTATGGAACCAAAATGATAAAAGAATATATTGGTCCTGCATTTTTCAATGTGCCAGGTGCAATAGTTACTGGTAGTTGGGATTGGTTAGTTAAGTGGATTGAAGAGTGGACCGGTATCAATATCAATAAAACGGTCACACCTAATATTACTGCCGCAGTGGACGTGGCATCAGCCGCAAGTACCAATGGCATAAAATGGTCCGATCCTGCGCAGGACGCTAAAGACTATGCTGATTTTGAAAAGCAGACACGATCAAGAGGCATGACAGGTAAAATGCCAGGTCAACTTTAAACCAACGGCATTCCACTTTTCTGTGTGATCTCAATGTTTTCTTCAATGATGGTGCCCATCAGTGTTAGATCTTCTTTGCTAAGTGTAAACAACAAATCGTCTATGCCAACACCGCCACGCATGTACCAGCATATACGAAACAATGTGGTCTTGAGTCGCTTGACATCTTTTTCTAGCCTAACTAGATATTCTTCAATTTCTTCGTTGGAAAGTCTAATTAGGCGTTGGCGAAAAAACTGGATTGATCCATGTTCACAAACAGGGAATTGTCAGCTTTGCAAGACTCGCAAACCACTTTGACCGCTGGCAGTTCCCAACGTTTTCTATTTTCTTCAACTTTTATCTTGATAGCATCAAACACACTCTTGTCACAGTTGTTGAGCCACTCTTGAATAAACTGTCGTTGGTTGGTAACACCCTCTGGCGACTCAACACTTTCCACTTGTTGCATCAGCAGATCATTTTGTATCACTGTGACTTTTTCAAACAATCCAGCCAGCAATTTCTTTTGTTCTTCTTCATGCTCGATAGCATCCATGGCCATAGCCTGCGCCAGTTGACGTTGGATTTGAAAGTTTTTGGTTTGAAATTCAGTCCATTGCTTGTAGTTTAATGGGTGTAGTGTAATTGTTATGTCTTCCAAAGGCACTTTGCTGTTGTATTCGCAAGTGCTAAAATGCTGTACAAAAGTGCCTAGGTCAATATCATAATCATTTATTTCTTTGCAAGCACTACAGGTGTGACTAACTGCCATGGTGTTGCCTTCAGTGGCAATTCGTATGGCCACTAATAACAAATCCAAATCCAACAAACACAAATCCCAAGCATCCTTGATTGTGGGGCAACAGCTTTCAATGACCTTTGTGGTGCTTTCTCCGTTCAATAGTGCATCAGGAGTTTTGACTAGAATTTCGTCCATGCCAGTCATGCCATAAACTGATACGTTATCAGGGTCTCCGTTCAGTGTGCCCGGTTGATTAAAAATACCCTTGCTAGGCAGTTTAACATAGACTTTGGGTTGTCTAAAATACTTTTTCAATGGGTTATTGGCCATTATTATCTCCAGATAAATATACTATAACGTATTTATATGCGTGTATTTCAAGGAAAAAATAATGGCCGCTTCAAAAGTTGTTGATATGACAGTAGACGAGTTTGCCCAAGCAATTGCCAAAGCAGTAGGTGGTAGTAGCTATCAAACCGACAATTCATCTAGAAGTGCCGCCAAGGCAGACTCGGTAGCATATTTGGTCGACCAGATGAAGAATGGTTTGACAGGCATACTGGGAGAGATGAAAAACTTTGCTGGCAAAGCTATTGAGCAAACAGCAGATGTTAATGATGCAGTGGAAATGGTTGGAAATACCATGAGCAAAGTTTTACCCAAAGAGATTGGAGCAATCTTCAAATCATTGGGTGGTTTTGTTGCAGATTCAGTTAGAGATTGGCAACAGGTCAGTAGCTTAGGATTTCAAATGGGCGGTGATGCCATGGCATTCCGTCAGGCATTCTCATCAACTGGCATGAGTGTAAAGGATTGGGCTGGAATGTTAGACACCACCAAACCTGCATTTGCATTGTTGACTGGCAATCTCAGTACAGGTGCTGAAGCATTTGGCCAATTGTCTTTTGAAATACAAAACAGCACGAACAGTCAAGCATTTCAAAAACTAGGCATGCTTCCTAAAGATTTGAATGAAGCCTTGGCAGTGACCATTCAAGCACAAGGTGTCCAGCGTCTTCAAGGACAAAGTCAGCAGGACCGTATGAACGATTTCTTAGCATCAACTGTTGCTCTTTCAAAGGAGATGGATGAACAAGCAAAACTCACTGGCATGAGCAGACAAGAACAACTGAAAAATGTAAAAGCCATTCAAGAAGAAGCGCAGACTCGTGCGGCCATATTGCAATTCCGTCAAAAAAATCCCGGAGGTGAAGCAACACTGGGAGCCATCAATGCTTCTTCAGCTGGATACGGGCAAGAAATGCAAAGAGCATTGGTAATGTCGGTAGCAAGAAATGGCGCAATAACTCAACAGATGGCCAACGACATTCAACAAACATACGGAGCTGAAGTGTTGGCTCAAGTTGTAGAAATTGGTAGAATGGCCAACAGCAGTAGCAAAGAAGTTAGAGATCAAGCAGTGACAGCTTCAAAAGCTCTTCAAGGGCAAATGGGTGATGGCCTGATTAGAATGTCACAACAGCACAGTTATGGTGTTGGTCTTCAAACAAGAATGGCTCAAGAAGCATATGACAAACAGTTTAATAGAGAAACAAGCATAGCGGCATATAGAAATGCTGATCCTTCTCGTGCAAACATGCGCGATAACGAAATTGTAGCAATGATCAAAGAAGATATAGAACTGCAACAAGAAGGAAAAAGACTTAAAGACGAAGTTGATGCAAAGGGCAACCTTGTTGAAGGCGGATACAGACGCGGAGATAGAGATCCAGCGGCTCTGACCACAGAGTTAACTATGGAGATGCAAAGAAATATCACATTGTTTGGTAGTAATCTCAACAGAGCGGCGGTTACTGCAAATAGAGAATTACTGAGCAATCCTACAATAGCAGGTGCGGCCCAGGACACGTTGGATGCAAGTAGAAGAACTGGCACTACAGCAGAATCCAATATGCAACAAGCGCCAGTAACAGCTTTAACAACTGTTGCAATACAAGCAATTAAAGACCTCAATGTGGAAGCCGGAAACAGTCAGAAAAAAATATTAGCTGAGTGGAAATTAACTCTCACAAGACTTGAAGAAATGTTTGGTAAAATTACTAGAATGGCAGACGGAACTAATCCTAGTAAATCTGGCAATGGCAGTTGG